ACGAAACAGCTCGAGGCGGGCCGCGCTGCGATGAATGGATTGAAGAAGGCGTTGAAATCCGGCGATCTCGATGTAGCGCGATCCCTGACATTTGACGATGCGGTGAAGTTGTCGACTGAGCCGGAGCACACCACCGAGCGGGCCGAGGCGGCAGAATGACCTGGGAAGTCTGGCCTGGATCCGACGGCAAGCAGCACGTCATCCCCAAGGCTGACATGCGGCCGCACCGTCATTCCGTGGACTGCTGGTGCCGTCCCATATTAGACGACGAGGATCCCGCGGTCATGGTGCACAACGCGATGGACGAGCGCGAGAAGGCCGAGGAGGCCGTGAAGCAATGACCGCGCTGATCCGATCTGTGCCGGGATATGAGCTCTACCGCGTGATCCTCGATTACGAGGCGTTGCAGGACGGCTTTCTTGACCGGATCGACGATCTCGATACCACGTTGTCGGCGATCCCGGGCTTTGCGGATGGCGCAGTACAGAAGTTGCTCACCAAGAATCCCGGCAAGCCGATCGCCAGGAAGCGTGACCATCGCACCGCCAGCATGCGCCGAACATTCGGCTGGGAGAGCTTGGGTAAGATGCTTGAGGGCACGGGACTGGCGCTGGTGCTCGTGATCGACGATGAACGGTTCGCCCCGATCAAGGATCAACTGGCGAAGCGTCGTCGCCGTCGCGAACCAGCGAACGCTAGTTCGACACGTCCCACGTGGTTGTTCACGAAGAAAAAAGCCAGAGAAATGGGCACGAAGCGCTGGTCAATGCTCACGCCAGCCCAGCGAAAAAAACTGGCACGAAAGGCCGGCAAGGCGAGCGGCAAAGCCCGGCGCCGCAAATCACTTCTCATCAAGCAGCTTACGCCACAACTTGACATTCTTCGCGGCCCTGGCCCGGCTGGTGCTCAGGCCGCGCGAACCACACCATCTATGGATCAATTGCCGGCTGACCCCTGCTAATTGCGCCACCTCGGGCACGGTGAGCAGCCCGCGAGAGATCGCCCGCAGTGCCGCACGCTTCGCCTCTGGGTCCTTCCGCATGTTTACGATCGTAAACTCGCAAATCAGTCCCAACAACGCACCGAGATAAGACCGAACTCTCCACGACACGCAAGAAACCCGCATAAACATTGAACAACTGAGCGGTGCGTTGTTGTGCCCCAAAATTTCATGCATCCCCTTCGCGCGTCCCGCATCGCGCGCGCACTCTTCCTTCCACAGGGAGCTTTGCGACCGAGGACCACGACGAAGGCGAATAGCCGAGGACGTATCATCCCCATGGCCAGTTTCTCGTTTGTCATTCCAGGCTTCCTGCAGTCCCTTATGCCAGCTTGGCTGCGTGACGATCTCCAGCGTCGATCTCGCCTCAATGGCATGGCCAGACGATCGTTTCTCAAGGGGATGATTACCCTCGAAGCCGAACAGCAGGATTGAACTCGTTCTGCAATCGATCGCGGTAACCCAAAATGTTCCATAATCTGGCGTGGTGCAAACGGCGTTCATAGGCCATGAGCGCTGTTTCTAGCCTAAGCTATTGATATTGTTACATGTCGTTCAATATGTCAGTCACCCAGGCAGCGGCGAAACGTCTGAAAGGCGCGATATCTGTGGGGTTGAGCCTTGAAAGACCGGGGTAGGGGTGGGGTGGGGGCAAGTCCAAGCGCCGACCGATAAATCGACCTTCCCCCACTTACACGCGGCTTTCCTGAAAAGTTTGGTTGGTGTCTGGAATTTTGGGCGTCTGGTTCCGAGAATTTGGGACGGTGCGTTGTTGTGACGGGTCTTGGCCGTAATTTGTTACGGCATGAGAAATGTTCCGACAAAGGGCGTGTCGCAGATACCTGATCCGGACGAGGAGAGCCTTGGTCCGGCTATGCGGGCGCTAAATCCGGCGCAGCGGCGATTTGCGATGGCGGCGGTGATGTTCCCGCTGGCGAAGGACTTTCAGATCGCGCGGGCAGCTGGCTATTCGGATTTCAGCCATGGTGCGCTCCGGGTGACGGCGCACCGGCTGTTTCACGACGACAAGGTTCTGGCGGCGATCAAGGAGCTGGCGGACAAGGAAATCCGCGGCTCGGCGTTGCTGGGCATTGCGACGATGAAGAAGATCGCGCGGCTGGATGGGCACAAGGATCAGTTGAAGGCCGCGGCCGGGCTGGTAGGGCTGGCCGGCTTCACGGTCGAGCAGAAGATCAGCGTGAACCAGACGGTGACGGACCGGACCGGCGCGGAGATGCTGGAACGCATCCGGCAATTGGCGGCGGCGAACGGGCTGGACCCGATGAAGCTGCTGGGCGGGAATTCTGCCCCGGTGGTGGATGCCGAGTTCTCGGAAGTGCAGGCCGGCGATGAATGAGCCTGCCAAGTCCAAGGCAGAGCTCGCCGCGATCCTGGAGACCCTTGAGGCGATCGAGTACCGGAAGAAATACCGGCAGTTCGATTATTTCCAGCCCTATCCGAAGCAGATGGAATTCTACGCGCTGGGCCAAAAGGTTCGCGAGCGGCTGCTGATCGCGGGCAACCAGAACGGCAAGACGCACGCGGGCGCGTTTGAGGCGACCTGCCATCTGACCGGAGAATATCCGGCCTGGTGGAAGGGGCGTCGGTTCGACCGGCCGACCAAGGGCTGGATTGCCGGCGAGACGTCGCTGGTGGTGCGCGACGTGCAGCAGAAGAAGCTCTGCGGCGAGCCAGGCGTCGACGAGATGTTCGGCACCGGCATGATCCCGAAAGACTTATTTGCCGACAAGCCGTCGCTCGCGCGCGGCGTCACGGATGCCTATGACACGATCCAGGTTCGCCACAAGTCGGGCGGCATCTCGGTGGCGCGGTTCAAATCCTATGAGCAGGGCCGAACGAAGTTTCAGGGCGAAAGCATCGACTGGGGTTGGGCGGACGAGGAGCCGCCGGAGGATGTTTATGCGGAATTTCTGACCCGTACGGTGGCAACTGGCGGCATGATGTTCATGACGTTCACTCCGCTCAAGGGGCGGTCGTCGGTGGTGATCCGCTTCTTGGATGAGCCGAGCGAGGATCGCGGCTTCATCGCCATGACGATCGAGGACGCGCTGCATATCCCGGAAGCCGAGCGCGCCAAAATCATTGCTGGCTTCTTGCCGCATGAGCGGGAGGCGCGGGCCCGCGGCGTTCCGATGCTGGGGTCCGGCCGGATCTTCATGATGTCGGAACAATCCCTTACCGAGCCGCCGATCGAGTACATCCCGCAGCACTGGACCAAGCTGTGGGGCATCGATTTCGGGATCGGACACCCGTTCGCCGCGGTGCTGAGCCTGTGGGACCGTGACAATGACGTGATCCACATCCACCACTGTCTGCGGGTGGCGGACGCGCTGCCGATTCAGCATGCCTTCTCCATGAAGCAGATCGGGGCCGCGGTGCCCGTGGCTTGGCCGAAAGACGGCGCGGACCGCGAGAAATCATCCGGGGAGCCGCTGGCGGCGGCCTACAAGAAGCATTCCCTGATCATGCTGTCCGAGCACGCGACCTGGCCTGATGGCGGGGTTTCGACCGAAGCCGGCATCCTCGAGATGGACGAGCGGATGCGTTCCGGCCGCTTCAAGGTGGCTGCGCACCTGTCGGAATGGTTCGAGGAATATCGGTTCTACCACCGCAAGGACGGCCAGATTGTAAAGCTCAAGGACGATCTGATGTCGGCGTCCCGCATCTGCGTGATGATGAAGCGCGCGGGCCGGGCGGTCACCCTGGGAAGCCAGGTCGCGGCGCGGGACACGACCGGAGTTGCCGCCGGGACCGACTTCGACGTGTTCACCGGCGCTTGACGGTGCGTTGCTGGGGATCGCAGCCCCGCTCAGGGTCCACGCTGCCGAGGTCTTAGCCACGGCGTTTCCTCCCTGACTTTCCGCCGCGTTTTCTGGAGCATCCCGATGTCAGATTCCGAAACCGAAACCAAGCCGCTGGACCATCTCGCCGCTGCCGAAGATCGCATTGATCCGGCGCCAGCAGATCCGATGCCGGCACAGGAGCCGGCCCCCGCCGTTGAAGCCAAACCCAGCGAGCCATTGCCCGCCGCCGACCGCCTTCGTGCGTTCGAGGACGAACACCTCGGCAAGGATTGCGTGCGCATCAGCGGTCGGGTCGAGCGGGGCTCCGGCTCGCCGTACCAGCGATTGAGCCACGAACTACGCCGGCAGCACGCCGCCCTCGAGCACCTGATCGAATCCGAGCAACGCCTTGCCGATGCGCATTCCGCGCTGCTGCAAGCCGAAGCCGACCATGAAGCGGCACTAGCGGCCGCGGAGCCGAAACCCGATGCCGATGCCACAGAATAGCGCGGGTCTGTCGCCTGCAAGCTCCGATCTAGGTCTCGGCGGCCAGCTCTCGCAGCAGGTCGCCGGCGAGACGGAGGAGCAGCGCAAGAAGCGGATGCAGCAGACACAGCAACTGCAGCAGATGGGCCCGGCCGGTTCGCTGGCTGTGACGTCGCTGTTTGGACCGGGGATGGTGCCAAAATGAAATACCCAGGGGAGGGGCCTGGTGCTGAATACTGAATTCGAAAAGACGCTGGCGTTCGATCTTCGCGGCTCATGGCAGGCGCGCGTTCTGGCGGGCTCTATCGGTCCTGCGCGCATGATCGTGCTGTCAATTCTGGCGCATACCCTCGAGGAAGCCGTCGTGACGCTTTGCTTCGCGACCTTTGCCGATTTCGATGGGCGGCTGCCGATGCCGGCGCTGACCACCGCGGCGAAGGTCGACAAGTCAGGCGCCGTCGTCGCCGACATGTGCGACCGCTGGGGCGTTATCCACAAGGATACCGTGCTGTTCAGGTCCGAAGTCGAGATGCGCGACGCCTTCCGCAAGCTTGCCGATCGCCTGAAGCTTTCCGATCCCGACCGCATCGAATTTTTCAAATACGCGCAAAGCTGGGTGGTCGCCGACCGCCGGCTCGATCCGACGTTTGACCCCAGGGATCCCGATGCCAAGCGTCTCGTCCACTGACATCGTTCCGGTCGGTCGGTTTCGGACCATCAGCGACCGCGAGCAGGGCATTGTCGCCGCGACGTTGCGCGAATTCGGACAGTATCAGACGCGCCGATCGATGTTCGCCGGCCAGTGGGAGGAAGTCGCGCAACTGATCCTGCCGAACAGCCGCAACACGTTTTTTTATCAGAACTACAACACCCCCGGCGTCAAGAAGACCCAGCAGCAGGTTGACGCCACCGGCGCGCTGGCGCTGCATCGTTTCTGCGCGATCGCCGACTCGCTGGTCACGCCGCGCAACATGTTTTGGCATGGCCTGCAGGGCGACGATTACGTGATGAAGGATCGCGCCACCCGGCTCTGGTTCGAGAACACGACCAAGCTTTTGTTTCGCCACCGCTACGCCTCCACCGCGAATTTTGCGTCGCAGAATTACAACAACTGGCAGTCGCTCGGCGCATTCGGCAATTCGACCATGTATATCGACAAGTTCGACAACCGCTGGCACGGCGGTGGCATGGGCCTGCGCTACAAGTCCGTCCCGCTTGGCGAGACCTTCTTCGGTGAAAACCACCAGGGCAGGGTCGACCGCATGATCCGGTGGTTCAAGTTGACCGCCTATCAGGCTGCGCAGAAGTGGGGCGAGGATGCGTTGCCGGATAATATCCGCGCAAAGCTGACCAGCGATCAGACCACGCTTTTCAGCTTCCTGCATTGTGTCAAGCCGCGCGACGATGACTACGACCCCCAGGCGCTTGACGAGCGCGCCATGCCGTTCACCTCGTACTATGTATCGATCGAGGGCCAATGCCTGATGCAGCCGGAAAGCGGCTACCGGGTATTTCCCTTCGCGGTCTCGCGCTACGACCAGGCTCCGGGCGAGGTCGAGGGGCGGGGCCCGGCGCAGATCGTGTTGCCAAGTCTGAAAACGCTGAACGCGCAAAAGATCACGTTCCTGAAAACCGGTCACCGTGCGGCCGACCCGGTCCTGCTGATCGCCGACGATGGGCTGGTCGGCATGGACCTTCGGCCCGGCGCGATGAACAAGGGCGGCGTCACCTCCGACGGCCGGCCGCTGGTGCACACGCTTCCGGTCGGCGACATTCAGATTTCCGAAAAGATGATGGGCGAGGAGCGCGGCATCATCGATGACGTGTTTCTCGTGTCGCTGTTCAAGGTGCTGTCCGAGCATCCGAACATGACCGCGACCCAGGTGATTGAGCTCGTCAACGAAAAGGGCATGCTCGTGGCGCCGACGCTCGGCCGCCAGCACAGCGAATATGTCGGCGGCATGGTCCCGCGCGAACTCGATCTGCTGGCCGAAATGCGGATGCTGGATCCGGTGCCGCCGCGGCTTCGGGAGGCGCTTGGTCGCGACGGGCTGGCTGCGGTCGGCATCGTCGACACTTCGCCGCTCTCGCTGGCGGCGTCGGCGGGGAAGGCCGCCGGCTTCCTGCGAACGCTCGAACAGGTCCGCGAACTGGTCAACATCACGCAGGACATGAGCCTGCTCGATCCCTTCGATTTCGATACGGCTATTCCAGAGATTTCGCGCATCAACAATGTGCCGGAAGTCTGGATGGCCGATGACCAGAAGGTTGCCGCGAAGCGCCAGGCACGCGCCAAGCAGCAGCAGCGCCAGGAACAGATTCAGAGCGCGCCCGCCGAGGCCGCCATAATCAAGGCTCGCGCGGTGGCTGCTAGATCCGGCGCATTGCAGGGCATCCCGCAATGATCGATCAGGAAAAGGCCAAGGAGATTCTTGGCGACCGGCAGCGTGCTTACCTGCTTGCCTTCAATGTCGAGGGCGCAGCGGGTGCCGCCGTGCTCGCCGATCTCGCCACGTTTTGCCGCGCCGACGAAACCTGCGTTGTGCCCGGCGACCGCGACCGCACCTACGTTCTGGAAGGGCGGCGCGAGGTGTTCCTGCGCATTCAGGACCACTTGAAGCTCACCACCGAGCAACTTGTCCAGAAATACACCCGGCCCGCCAAAGGAGCGATAAGCCATGACGACCGAAGTTCCGACACCGACTAGTCATCTCCATTATTTCAATCATCATACCGGCCGACCGCGCTTTCATTTCGATGAGGCCGGCGATGCTGCTGCGGCA